CTAAATCCATTCAATAGTGACTTGTTCTCCATCAATGTAGATTTTATTGATTATTGATTTAAGATATATTTGCTTTTCTCTGAATTCTAACGAGTCGAAATCTACAGTGGCTAATTCTGCTAATGATTCCTGCACTTTCTTGTTTCTCTTCAATTCCTTGTTCGCTTCTATTTGCGAGTCATAGTAATTAATTTGCGCATCTATATCCGCCATCATTTTATCCAGTTCAGCAACTTCATAAGAGCCGTTTATATATAAATCGAATAACCTTTTTTTCTTTGAATGTTCTGTTTTAAGCTTTTCAGTTATACTATCTAATTCATCTTCTTTATCTAAATTTCTAGTTGCAAAGCTATAATTTTTCACGCGGCTTATTATGATTTCTTCTAATTTATCCGCTCTCCAAATTTTATTTCCACATTTTTCTAACTCGTGCGTATGTTTGTAAGTTTTACAGCTATAGTAACGATAATGATATTTTTTTCCTCGCGATACTGTATCTTTCGCGCGATGCACATAGCCCAATCCGCACTTTTCGCAAACTATCAAATTATTCAATAGTGATGATGATTCTTTATTCATGTTCGGGTTCTTACCCATGCGAGAAAATATTTCTTTAACCCTGTAAAATTGGTCCTCAGAGATTATAGGTTCGTGAATACCTTTAGCATGCACCTTATCAGAATACGATACATAACCAATATACAGATCGTTCATTAGCCATTTATTATAGCTACTATATGATTTTACTTTGAAACCCAATTTTTTAAGCCTTTTTTGTAAAAAAGTAATACTTTTCTCTTCTTCGAAAATATCATATATCAATTGTAAATGTTGTGCTTCTTCCTCGTTAATGTATAACTTCGTATCAACTACATCATAGCCATATGTGCGCCCTTTTGCTGTCGTAAGCGGAAGTCCAGATTCAACGCGTTTTATTTTCCCCATGACCATCCTGTCGCGGATAGTTTCACGCTCCAATTGTGCAAATACTGATAGTATACCAATCATCGCACGTCCGAACGGGCTTGAAGTATCTAACGTTTCCGATAAGCTAACAAATTCTACATTGTTTTTTAAAAAGTATTCTTCAATGAGTGTAATAGTATCCCTTTGCGAGCGGGAGAGGCGATCAAGTCTATAAACAACAACTGCATCTATTTCATGTAATTTACTTAACATTTCATTTAAAGCCGGGCGATTCATGTTTGAACCGCTGTATCCACCGTCAATAAACGTATCGTACACGTCCCAGTCCTTCGAGCGGCACAAGGCTGTTAGCTTTTCAGTTTGAGCTTGTATAGAGTAATTCTCTATTTGTTCTTGAGTAGATACGCGTATATAAATAGCTGCCTTCATTTCCGTTCTCCTTTCGCACATACGTTCTTTTTTTGGTAAAAAGAAAAGCCCGGAGGCTTTCTTTAGTTATATGTTTTTTAAACCATAAGGCATCATTTCTTTTGCTTTAGAGTTTAAATTTCTTTTCTTATTAAGCTCTTTTTTATATAAATCAAAGTCTTTTTGAACGTACGCAAGTTTGCTGGCGAGGTCATATGCTTTGTTAGAGTATTTTTTTAGATTATTTTGATCTAATATTATAGTTTTATTGTATGTTCCACTATCCATTAATAAGGAATATAGTTTGTCTAGCTCTTTATTATCGATCGATGATATATCAAAAGATTTGTTACTTGTTTCTTTAGCGTATTCAAAAACTGCTTTTTCTTCTTTTGATAATCCCTTACCCCATTCAGATGTATAAACCTGTGTGTACCATACTGTAAATCCAATTCCGATAATAATCAATAAACAAATTAACCAAAACCACCATTTTTTTATAATAGACATATTGTATCTCCTTTATTCCCCATATCCTAAATTGTTCATTTGCTCTATATAATTAGTTTTAGCATCATTGTAATTATCTGAGAAGGTATTAAAATTCCCAGAAGGTTCTTTGGCTAAATTAACAAACTTCATAAGTGATTTATAGTAAGAATCTACTTCATTAAACTCGCTTTCGGTTTCTGATGTCACATTATTTTTAAGATCATTATATTCGTCTTTCACTGTATCTATGCTAGTTTCTAAATTAGATTCAGTGCCATCAAATATATTTTTTGTATTTTGCGCCTGTAGAGCTTTGTTGAAATCTGTGTAGGTTTTACCATCTATTTTGACACTTTCATTATAGATTGTGTCACTCCATACATTATAGTATTTATTTCCAATTGTTTCCGCATCAGAAGCAAGAGAAGTAGAGTCATCCTTAAATGATTTAATAGTATCTTTAAATATTATTTTCTTTTTTTGTTTATCCTCTTTTTCTTTCTTAGCGGCAGCTATTTTCGCATCATGCTCTTTCTTTATTTGCACCTGATTATAAATAAAAAAAGATGCGCCAGCTATAATTAAAACTAAAATAAGCGATCCAACAATATATACTACCTTTTTTGGTATAGTCATTCTCTCGTTCTCCCTTTATATTTTATTTTCCTTTGAGCTTCATATTAGTTTTATCAAAAGCACTACTTCCAGCCATCTTTGTCTCGTCCTCATATCTTAGCTCAACCATAGGCTTCTGATTGTTATCTCCGCCAAAGAGCGTACCTAGAGCACGTTGCTGTATTTCGCTTCCTAAATAATCAACATTTTTTTGTTTAGTTGCTTCATCTTGATATTTTAAATCTTGAGATACGTACGCAATTAACATATCATATTCATTTTCAAATGGAACCACTTTTATTAGTACCCCGCTCGAATCAGAAATCAAGCGATCAATTGACTCATTAAATAACTCTATACTATCTGATGTAATTTTAGAGGGTGTAGATACATCATCTTGAGCAGGTTCTTCTTCTTGCTCGTCCTCGGCAGCGTCTTCTTGAGCGGGTTTTTCCGTTTGCTCATCTTGGACAGTATTCTTTTTTTGCTCATTTGCTGTAGTTTCTTCTGGATTATTAATAACATAGTTATACATCTGTACAACTCTTATTAGTGAAAAGGTGATTAGAAATATAGCGGATATAGTCAATATTATTGTGTATTTTCGTCTGTTTTCATTTTTAACAACTTTTACTATCCCGAATATTAAGGAAGCTAGTGCCACCAAGTATATTATTACCCAAAAGCTGTAAAATAAAATAACTAAAAATAATATAGCAAGAGCCCAAAACCACCATTTTTTTAACAAGTAACTATACTTACTCATCCCGTTATCTCCTTTTTATAAAAACATAATTATTAAAATTACTATGACAGGAATAGTTATCAACAATGTCATTAAACAACCACATCCTGACATTAATTTACCAGATTCTTCCATAATTTCGCCGGCTTTTTGTGTTTTTACATTGTTGTTGCTTTGATAAATGATTGGTGTTAGACAGTTAGGACATTGATTTTCGTGATTGTCTAGTGCATGTCCGCATTTAGGGCAATACATATGTTCACCTCGTCAAAATTTATTAGCACCCATAATCATAAGGATAAAAAGAGTTATCCTCCTGGAAAACTTGAATGGTAGAGCCAAAATGTATAATATAATTACCATTATTATACATTAGTCCATATTTTTCTCTATAATTCTCTACTACTTCAATCAAAAATTTTTCAGTAACATTTAAAAAAGTAGCAGCTTCATAATATGTTCTGTAGCCAAGATCGTAGCATAATGCAAGTGTTTGTAAATTTACTAAGTATTCATGAGATTTACGACGAGCGAATTTTTCTTGTTTAATATTATCGATGTTATTAAAATTTGTTATATCCCCAACGGTGTATTTCCAATGCATTGCCTCTTCTATAATAGTACATCTAAGCTCACTTTCTGTTAACGATGGATGCAAATGTACTACTTTATTCTGTATAAGTCCGAAAAGTTTTGTTGGTAAGTTGTTATTAATAACGAAATTCAATTCTGGAAACTCTTTCTTTAATTCATAACTTGTTTTATTCATCAATTAGCCTCCTAATGTTAATTTTTAGGCAACTACTCTTTTTGTGATCTGATAAATTTTAAATATTTTTCTATCTCTATTCGTTCTTCTTTTGTTAAGTTATCGTCAATATGTGCAGCTAATAAGTCGCTGTTGTCGAATTCTCCACGATCATGTAAGAAATCTAATGATACATCGAAATAATCAGCAATTTTAATTTGTATTTCAGCGTCAGGCATTCTTCTGTTTTGTTCATATGAAGAATAGGTAGTTCTAGCAACACCAAGTATCTCAGCTATTTCGCTTTGAGTAAGTTTCTTTTGTTTTCTTAATTTCAACAAATTATCTCCGAACATTGTCTCACCTCGTTTTATAATTATACTACACATTTAGCGTAGTTTAAGCTATTATCAAAAAAATGTGTCAAAAAGAGTATTTATATATTGACATGTGTCAAAAAGCGTAGTATAGTAAAAATACGCAATATGACACATTGAAGAGAGGTGATACTTTTGAGAACATGGCTTAAAAATTTAAGGGAAGAAAAAGGACTTACTCAACTAGAATTAGCAGAGTTGTCAAATGTCGAACGTACAACATACGCTTCTATAGAACAAGGCAGAAGAAATCCATCTGTTGCAAACGCTATGCGTATTGCAGAAGTGTTAAATGTTGAGTGGACAATTTTTTTTGACCCAAAAGTACGCGATTCGACACAAAAACTAACCGAAATAGGAGGCTAGAAAATGAAAAATCGTTTAGAAGATATTGTAAATAAAGAGCAATTCATTACATCCCAAATCGGAAAAAAGAAACTTGATGATGTAATGAATGCGCTTGAGGAATTGGAGAATGAGTATGAGCTAGTACCCTGTCAAATTGAGGATATAGCTAAACATTATCGATTGGTAAAACTACTTCCATTTCCTTAACTGACAATTCAAAAATAGGTTTTTGATATTCAACTGCATATTTTCTGAAATTATAGTTGACTTCCCCAACAGTGTTGGCGGCAACATATATTTGCTCAATCAGATCGTTTGCTACTTCCGTTTGACAGAACGGACAAGTAATATGAGATGACTTTACATTCAGGTTTAACGGAAAATTATTTTCACATTGTATGCATTTTAAACTAGCAATTGTTGTTTTCATATTATCACCTCCAATCAAACTAATTATAGCAGATTGGAGAGTAACCAAAATAGGAGGCTAGAAAATGAAAAAAATTGCATTTACAAACTCTTTCCTAACTAAGAGAAATAGAAAAGAGTCAGTACTCACCATTGAATTAAGTATAACTGGCGAAGATTTTAGCGATTTAAGTATTTTGCCGGAACTTTATTCAGAAATTAATTCATTAGCTAGTAGATTATCGGAAAAAACTAACGGCGATTTGGGCAAAAGAAAATAGGAGGGTAGAAAATGAACATAAGATATTTGAGTAAGAAAAGAAGTGAAGAAAAAGATTTGATTTTTAAAACCAAAAACATACTACCAGAAAACTTGAAATCGTTAAATATTGAGATGCAAGGAGATAGAAATTGTTGTAGTGGACTATTAGAAATTAATGGAAAGCAATTAGGAAAAGGAATTACAGCAGTGAAGTTAGATTTAAAAGCAGGATCGTTGCCAATTGTGCAAGTCAAATATCATCCATTCACAATCAGCGAAGAAATGCGAAGACTGCTTTGGTCTGGAAAATACTAAAAATCATATTGGAGAGTAAACGAAATGGGAGGCTAGAAAATGAGTAACGAAGAGTTAACTTTGTCAATCAAAACTAGTCAAAGAGAAGATGGGTCTGCATATAATGCCATTCAACTTGGCGACTGGAAAGTAGGACAATTTGTAACAGGTGTTCATTTAGAAATACTGGGTGGTGAACGACCAAAGTTAATTATTGAATGCTATCCAGAAAGAATAGATGTGGATGGTTTAGAAGTAGAGGCTATCTTAAAACGATTATAGGAGGAAGAAAATGAGGAAAATTGCATTTACAAACTCTTTCCTAACCAAGAGAAATAGAAAAGAGTCAGTACTCACCATTGAATTAAGTATAACTGGAGAAGATTTTAGCGATTTAAGTATTTTGCCGGAACTTTATTCAGAAATTAATTCATTAGCTAATAGATTATCGGAAATTAAAAATAACTACCAGCCTGGTTTTAACGCTTCTAAAAACTTAATTCTTCAAGCCATCTCTGAATTGCAAAATTTTAATGTAGAAGGATATACAGAAAAAATAGAAATTAACCTTCTTGGTATCTATCATGATATACATCAGTGTATTCAGATAAACGTACCTTAAATCTAAATGATTTTCGACTTGTTTGGAAAATTAATTTTGCAACAAATTTTTTATTCTTAATAAATTGATCTGCATATAAACAATTAATAGAACCATTGTTAACTGAATACGGATCAATTGTAATAGGTAGGTCAAATTGGTTAGCAATATTCAAGCTTGTTGTTCTTCCTGAATCCAAAAGTATTTTTGCTGGTGTGAATTTAAAGAAATCCCTATGGATATCAAAATTGCTTCTACTTTTAAAAGTGACTTTATAGATTGTAATAGGTTCAGAAGATCTATTGACTAATCTTACAGAAATAGCTGCTGAATTATTTTCCTTGTCATTTACTGAAATAGTTCCATTAAAGGATTTAGTGTTGAAATAAAAACTACTTGTCCAATCATCGTATTCTATTTTTAGGCTTGCTTTTAAATAAAGGTAACCAAAAAATTGTAACAATAAGCTGCTAATACCTGTAATTGCACCAATAATGGCAATTGTTAATTCAGTGTTTAATGAGTTTATTATACCCACCTCCCTTCACAAAAACTATAGCATTGTGAAAGGGCGAACAGAAAGGAGAACAAAATGTCAAATTTACAAGTAATTGCAAATGATATGTTGCCAGTTTTAGAAAATGAAAAAGGCGAGAAATTCGTAAATGCACGCGAACTACATCAAAGCTTGCAAGTTGGTAAAAAATTTACTACTTGGATTACCGATAAGTTTAGTAATTACGGATTTTCAAAGGATGAAGACTATTTCCCAATTTTGGGAGAAAGTACATTTGGCAGACCTAGAACAGAATACTTACTAACTTTAGACACTGCTAAAGAATTAGCAATGGTGCAAAACAACGAAATGGGTCGAGCAATCCGAAAATACTTCATTGAAGTAGAAAAACAAGCGAGGAAATTAGCAACTGAATATCCAACGTTTTCATACATGATAGAAGATCCAGTCGCTAGAGCTAAAAAATGGATTGAGGAACAACAAGAGAAGCAAGAGGCGTTAAAAAAACTTGAGGAACAAAAGCCAAAAGTAGTTTTTGCGGAAGCTGTACAAACGAGCGAGAACACAATTTTAGTAAAAGATTTAGCTACTATTCTTAAACAAAAAGGATTAGATATAGGGCAAAACAGACTTTTCGAATGGTTGAGAGGTAGCGGCTATTTGTTAAATAAAGGTGCTTATTACAATAAACCGTCTCAAAAGGCAATGAATTTAGGATTGTTTGAACAAAAAACACATATTCATACAGATAGAAATGGGTTAATGATAACGACCTATACACCAAGGATAACTGGTAAAGGACAAGTATATCTATTAAACAAACTATTAGAAGAACACGATCAAGTTATAAGTTAAGCGTCGCCTACCACAACAACGCTCATACAGACAACTAATAGTCACGGGGAGCGACTAACAACAGTATATAACAATAAGTTGTTAATTAGTCGCTAAAAAAATAACAAAAAAGGATTGAGATATTATGTTTCAAAAATCAACCTCAGCAACAACCGCGATGCAAGTTTTAGCAGAAACTCGCACGCAAAAAGAACTAGCTATTGATAGTTATGTAACACCAGCACTGATAAGCAATCAGCTGAAAGGCAAGCGGACGGTATCACTTGAACAAGCAGAACATTTAATTGATAGCTACAACGAACCAGAAAGCACTTACTTGTTTGCACATGAATTCAGCAACGGAATGATACCACCGCTTTTTGACGGTTTAGACAACCATCACGCTTCCTTAACTAACAGATTTGAACTAGAAGTTGAAGAAGCCGTAAATGCGTTAAAAAACGGCATAGAGACAATGACATTCAATTTGAGAAAAGGCGATATGTTACAGCGTGAAGCAGCGAAACAAGCAATTTCAGAAATAACAGATGTGATTGCAACAGCTTTAACTCTAAATACAAGTATAGCAAGAACATTCAACATAGATTTACAACAAGTTTTAAGTAAACGTGATCAATATTATAAAAAGTTAGGAGTGGTTAAAAATGACGTTTAATGCAATAACAGCGTCAGAATTGTTAGAAAGAATGAAGCGACAAGGTATTGAGATTAGTCGTTCTAAGCTTTACAGCATGGTAAAGCGAGACGAAATCCCCTATACAAAAATTGGTTCAAATCTATTTTTTGTAGAAGATCAAATTGAAGAGTGGGTAAGAAATGGCGGGACAGCTAGTCAGGCGGTAAGAGCTTGAAAGTGTTATTTAGCATCTTAGTAATAATAGCAGCGGCGTTAGCGTTAATAAATTTATGTAATTTGATTTTAATTCTAATTTTAATTTAGGAGGCTACAACAATGGCAGAGCGAATTTTTCGTAAGCAAACGATTTTCGGTAATAGCGAGATTTTCATAGATGACAGAGCGAAAATGATAGCTAACCCAGCTTTCAGACAGAGAATAGCTTTAATTGAAACAGGTTGCGAGAAAATGGCGGACTATATCGAAGAGCTAAAACTAAAGGGATATGAGGAGGTCACAAGATAATGGATGTGTTCGCAGTAATGATTTTAGTGTCGTTTATGTCAGTGATTGCAGGCTACTGGCTGAGAGGAAGTGATAAACATGGTTGAGAATCCGATGGTTGTAGATGCTTGTTGGTCCAGTTTTGAAAGAATAAGCCAAATTTGGCATAACGAATATTTAGAGGAATTAGAGCGTACTAATGAGGACGAGGCGGAAAATGAGGAATAAAAAAAGACCCACATAGCAGTGTGGGTCCGGGATTTGAGATATTACCTTAAAGAAATTATACCTTAAATCCGAAATTTAATCAATGGAGGGATAACATGGATAATTTTAAAACGATCCATTACGGCTTTAAAGTCGTGATACATGATTATGAAGATGAATTAACACCGCTTTATAACTTACTAAAGAAGCAATCAACTAACTTAGAAGGATCTAAACTATTTGATGAATTAATTGATATACATGAAAAGCTAGCTAAAAAAATCGAGCAGAGAGAAGGAATAAAGGCATGAAATTATACGAATTGACTCAAGCATATAACCAAGTTTTAGAAATGGCAGAGGACTTGGACACAGAAACACTACAAGATACGTTAGACAGCATTAGAGAACCAATAAAAGAAAAGGCTGAAAACATTATAAAGATGGTAAAAAGCATGGATGCAGAGGCTGACGGATTGGCTAAGGAAGCAGAGAGATTAACGAAGCGAAAAAAAGCGCTAGAAGCAAAAGCAAAAAATATGAAAGAGTATTTAGAAAGCGAAATGTTAAAAGTGGATATCCGTAAAATTAAAAGCCCCTTATTTACAATCAGCATTCAAAAGAACCCTCCTAGCTTGCGTTTAGAGGACGAAGAAAAGTTATTCATGTTTTTAGTCGAACAACCCAAAAAATTGGATAAAAAAGCTATTACAAGCGCTCTGAAAGAGGGCAGAGAAGTACCAGGGGCTGAGTTAGTACAAACTGAATCATTGAGAGTGAGGTAGGAATATGAAAACAAGCGAGTCAATTATTGAGATAAGTAAAGCATTATCTAAATTTCAAGAGCAAGCCGAACAACCAGCTAAATCAGCGGATAATCCATTTTTTAAAAGCAAATATGTACCTTTAGAGAGCGTAATTAGCGCAGTAAAAAAACACGCTCCCAAATTAGGATTATCTTATATCCAAATTCCGTTAACGGAAGAAAATAAAGTGGGTGTAAAAACGATTTTAATGCACGCTAGTGGTGAATTTGTTGAGTTCGACCCGTTTATGTTGCCTCTTGATAAAAACACAGCACAAGGAGCCGGAAGCGCTCTGACATACGCACGCAGATACACACTATCCGCCGCTTTTGGGATTGCAAGTGATGAAGATGACGACGGTAACAGCGCAAGTGGAAATACAAAGCCAAGTAATAAAAATCAAGCTAAACAGCAAACGCAAAACAATCATTTAGCGTCAGATGCACAGAGAAAGGCTATATTTGCAAAGGCTAAAGTTGTCGGGGAACCATTCGGACATGATGCTAAATTTGTTTTAGAGAGCTATAAAGTGACTGATACTAAATCAATGAGTAAAAGTGAAGCTTCGGCACTAATCAAGAGATTAGAAACAGAGATAGAAGCGCAAAAACAAGTTGAGTAGGAGGCAATAAGCTATGTCACTTGGGTGGATTAAACTGCATAGGGATTTAAAAGAAAAGCCAATTTGGAAAAGCTCTACACCTGAGCAAAAAACCATCCTTGTGACTTTGTTAATGATGGCAAATCACAAGGAAAATGAGTGGGAATGGAGAGGGAAACCTTTCAAAGCAAAACCGGGTGAATTCGTCACAAGTATCAAATCAATTACAGAAGAATGCGGAAAAGGTATCTCATCGCAAAATGTCAGAACAGCGTTAAAAAGATTTGAAAATTACGGATTTCTAACAAAGGAATCAACGAAGGTTAGCACCCTTATAAACGTAGTTAATTGGGGAGTTTATCAAGAGTTAGAAAACAAAACTAACACAGTTACTAACAAACAGCTAACAAACGACTCACAAACAGCTAACAAACAGCTAACAACTAACAAGAATGTAAGAACTAAAGAATGTAATAAAGATAACAACAACATTAACAACAGCGATTTAAATTTTAAGGATTTTTGGGAACAAAATGGATTCGGAATGATGCTACCGATCGAGCAAGAAAAACTACTTGCATGGGTAGATGATTTTTCTGGTAATCAAGAAATAGTTTTTAAGGCATTGGAAGTTACTTCCGAACAAGGAGCTAACAAACGTAATTATGCATACGTTAATAAAATTCTTAGAAACTGGGAAGAAAGAGGATTTAAAACGGTTGCTGATGTGAATGCAGCGGAAGAGGAAAGGCGAAAACAAAATGAACAGAAGTATAATAAGCCCACTTACGGCAAATACAACAAGAATCAGAAACAAGAAGTATTGCCTGACTGGCTTGATAAAACAGAGAAGCAGCCAGAGAATAAAAAAACAGAATCAGAATCAAGCGGAGATTTAGAAAAGAAAGTAGCAGAAATTAAAGCGAAGTTAGCGGAGAGGGACGAGGTGCAGACGTGAAAATATACGAACAGCATAAAACAGATAAAGATCACATTGCAACACCTCGTTATGTTGTTGAAGACATCTACAACTTGATAGATATTGATTCTTTTAAAAGTATCTGGTTCCCATTTAACAACTATGATTCAGAATTTAAATTAAGAGCGGATGAACTAAATCTAAAGTATAAAGCAACGCACATTTTCGATGACTTAGGTAATGATTTTTTTACTACAGAACCGCCAGCAAATTGCGATTTGATGATTAGTAACCCGCCGTTTTCGAATCAAAATGAAATTATTGAGCGTAGTTTTCGACTAATAAAAGAGAATAAAATCAAGTCATTTGCGTTATTGCTACCGCTCTCAACTCTCGAAACTGAGAAACGAGCAAATATATTCGAACAATATAGCAACAAGTTAGCAATATTGATATTCAAGAAACGTATCAAATTTTTAGGACATACAACATCATTCAATAGAGGCTGTTGCTGGATATGCTATAACATTTCAGCGTTGGAAGATAAGCGAATTCAATGGGTTTAGAGGAGTGAGAGCATGACAGAATACGCCCTCTACAAAGGCGACGATCTGTTGAAAATCGGTACATTAGACGAATTAGCAGAGTTTAGAAAAGTAAAGCGTGAAACTATATTTTTCTACGCTACGCCTTCTTACAGAAAAAGAACGTCAGAGAAGGGACTAAGAGTTATAAAACTGGATTAGGAGGAAGCGGAATGACAAAAGATGGTACAAAAGAAGCTCTTGCAGAGGTAGGGGTTACTCGAAAAAATCGACTGCTAAGAAAGATATGTCGGCATAAGGATAAAGAGATATTTAAGGATACATCCTATGACGGGATACAAGGTGAAAGGCGTGTGGTGGTTTGCAGAAATTGTGGAGAATTAGTTTCTGATTTTATTGCAAAATATGAGGGTGGCGGCTTTAAATGAATATAATCAAAAAAGGTGACCGAGTTCAGACTGTAACGGATACAGAGTGCAATAGGGCGGAGAGAAGGAGGAAAACAATGAAATTTAAAAAAGGTGACAGAGTAGAAGTTATTTGGCGAAGTGAGTTGCATCAGGGCTTGGTAGAAGAGGTTATTGAATTAACTGACGAATTAACTGACGAATTAATGGTTAAATTAGCTAAGACGCCCGCGATAGATTATTTATTTAAACAAAATCAAGTTAGCAAAGTCGAACTTGTGAAAGTGCCTAAATTTGTAGCTGATTGGATTGAGTATTGTGAAAAACATCGTTGGGGATTGTCTGAGGCTTTAGAAGATACTTATGAAAATAGTTGCATGCCCGAAGAAGTAACGGACTGGCTTGCAGATTGTCATGAAAATCAAGAGCTTTTCGCCCGTGCTTGGATGGGAGACTACGAGGTGGGAGAACCGCTTTATTATGTAAGATTTTTCGATGGGGGATTAGGTTTTCTCAATGTTTATTTTAATGGCGTACGACTTTTAAGTTGTCATCTGGGAAGTGAAGGGTATAAAACTAAATTCACTGAATCAGAAATAAAAAATATAGACACACGATATTGGGATTTCGCTGTGCCTGTTGAAGAAGTGGAGGAGACAGAATGAAAATTAAAATAAACGAAGATTACGTAATTAGAAGCAGTCAATATCAATATGTATTATCAAAGCCAAAAGGACCAGATAAAAACGGAGCGGAACAATATAGTGATATTGGCTATTTTCCTACTGTAGAGAAAGCTTTAGACGCCTTTACTGAACATCACATCAGAACATCAGATATTAGTAGTTTTGAAGAATTGGCATACGAAGTGAAAATGGTAAGGGAATTGCTGACCGAGATAAAAAGTAAGTTGGAGGTACTCAAATGAGTAAAACACATGAACTAAAAATATTGTCAGAATACTTCTGGGACATCGCAGAAGGGCGAAAAACGTTTGAGATTAGAAAGAATGACAGAAATTTCCAAGTTGGAGATTACCTGATTTTAAAAGAATTTAAAGAGGAAAAACATACCGGATGGAAGATAACCGTAGAAGTTACCTACATCACAGATTATGAGCAAAAAGAAAATTATGTGGTGATGGGAATAAATCCATTGAAAGGGAAGGTGCAAGAATGGGAATAAATATTTCTTTATACAGTTATGATTATGAAGCACTTGTGGAAGGTATTAGTTACGATTTACGACGTATTGACTTGCATGACAAGATTCCTGATAGCTCTAAAAAGAGTTATTGGCAACTAGAAAGCCGATACGAATTAGTAATGGAGGTGGCGGAATGAAACAAGGGCAATGGATGTTAAACGGTAGTTACGGCGGGCGATGGGAATCAATCACATATTTTGATACAAAAGATGAGGCTATCGAGCATGGTATCAACTTGTTAAAAAAGTATAATCACAACACGCATGACGAAAAAACTCGCAATCAAGTGATGAATGATTTAACTATATATTCATATTACAATGAACTGATTTATACTTTTTTTGTTGGTGAAATTGAGGAAATAGCGTTTCCAGACGAAACCGACAGTCTGCTAGAGAACATAGCAGAGCGAGTATGTGAAGTGGCTGGGGAGTATTCTGAGGGCTATTTGGACGATGTAACAGAAGAACACAGAGAAGAATTACAGAGTTTTATCTACAGGTGGGCGAAACAGCGTGGTTATTTACCTGAGTGCTTCCTAATAAGGGAAATAGAAGAGATTGATATAAGAAATTTTGAAGAGGTGTCGGAATGATGTGCGAATTTTGTAATGTGGATGTAAATAAGAGGGTTAAGAATATAAGCGACGAGAACGACGAAATGCGGTTGAATAAAGCAAGTCAATTAGAAGTTGCAGCAGGCTGGCAACATGGATTTACTTATGCTGAATTTAATATTAAGTACTGTCCGATGTGCGGAAGGAGATTGGGTTAATGGAAGGTATGAAAAAAATAACAAAAGAGTACGTGAAAGGAATGCGAGTGCATAACGAATTAACGGTGATTAGTCCCCCGACTGTGCCGGAATGTGTAGCGAAGTGGTTTGAAGAAGAACTAGCAGAAGCAAAGGAAATGGTGGCAAAACGCTCTACAGAGGAACTATTTGACAATTTAAAAGAGATGAATCGTGACGTGCGGGAATATACCTGCGGAATACAAGTGATTCTTGATGAGCTTAATGCCCGAGAAAAACAAAATAAGGAGGAAAATGAATGATGAATCGTGTCGTGCTTGTAGGACGCTTAACTAAAGACCCTGATTTACGTTATACCCCAGCGGGTGCAGCAGTTGCGACTTTTACATTAGCTGTCAATCGCCCTTTCAAAAACGGGCAAGGAGAACAAGAAGCTGATTTTATTCAATGTGTTGTTTGGCGTAAACCAGCAGAAAACGTCGCTAATTTCTTAAAAAAAGGAAGTTTAACAGGCGTTGATGGTCGCGTTCAAACTCGTAATTATGAGGGGAACGACGGTAAGCGCGTTTATGTGACGGAAATAGTGGCCGAGAGTGTTCAATTTTTGGAACCTAAGCAGAACGCTGTAGAAGGCTCTACACCGAATAATAATCAAAACGAAGCTAGTTATTCAAATAACAATAAAAACGGCTCATATCGAGCTAGTTCGAGCCAGAATAGTGATTCATTTGCAAACGAAGGTAAGCCGATTGATATTTCAGATGACGATTTGCCATTTTGAGCGAGAGGGTGAATAAAAATGACAGCAGAAACTGCAATAAAAAAGTTGAGAAATAGATCAATGAGCATCCGCCAAATGGCTAATGCGATTGCAGAAGTTACAAACTACCAAATTAGCGAAATCGAACAAATGGGGGACGAAGAAATTGAGGCAAAGTATACCGCGTACGTCATTAACGAGGCGAACGAATACGCGAAGTAAATACAATGCGAAGAAAGTAGTTATTGACAATATAAAGTTCGATAGCAAAGCAGAAGCAGCGTATTATCAGCAATTGAAACTATTAAAATTGACTGGTGAAGTAACCAGTTTCGATTTACAACCAGAATTCACATTACAAGACTCGTTTAGAAAAAACGGAAAACTGTATCGAGCGATTAAATATAAAGCTGATTTTCTCGTTCGATACAGTGATGGACATGAGGAATTAATCGACATCAAAGGCATGTTAACAAAAGAGTTTCGAATCAAGCAAAAACTTTTCGAAATGCGGTATATGCAATCAATTAAATGTTTGAAACTGAAAGGAAGGCAGTTTGTGGAGGTGTGATAAATGGCGGTAATGGAGATAACAAAGAGTAAAGCGAGGCAGCGGGAAATTATTAGTTATATAGCAAATAACGATGTAGAACTAGAGGAATTACTAAAGTTGCAAAAAGAACTCAATCAACTAATGAACGAGAATACAATAGAAAAGCAAAAAACTTACTGGACCAAAACGTTCGATCGCATCGTGAAAAAGAAAAAATGGGCGGAAATTACAATTCGTGAATTCGCTGATTTACGTAATGCAGGACTAACGTGTTACGCAATTGCAGAGCATTTCAAAGTGTCGAAGGCTGTAGTTTTCAATTACACACAAAGAAACAAAAAAGAATACTATCAAATTTTTGACATGAACGAATATCAAAAAAACAAGGAGATATGGAATGATTGATAAAGTAGCGAAAATAATAGGAGCTTTCACTATTTACGCCTTATGGGTTCTAGTACTGATTTTTGTACTAGGATTAGCAGTTAAAGGGATATTTTGGGCTTGGAGTAATATGTTTTAAATAATTACAAGGGGGCGACTTTATGGAAAAAGAAGATGGTGTTTATACTCGTATAAACGGTGAAGAAAAGTTAATCACAAAACCACCAGAAAACGGCTTCGGAAAAACTACCATAACATGGAGCCACGGCAAACCTACCACTGCCGAAAATGTACAAACAATAAAACTAAATAAATAGTCTGGTCGAAAAAATCGAAGGACGTCATGAACGGTTAAATCTGTTGTGACGTCCTTTTTTTATTAATCATTGGGGAGAGTGACGAGAATGCAAGAATTAATTAATGAGTACAGAGGAGCTTTACAGGATGTGCAAAAAGTAAAAGCTAATCTGCAAAAAAAAATTGATGCTAAAAAACGCCCCCTATTACAAGCGGGACAAAAAAGAACTTTTCAAGAAGTGTCAGAAAAAACTACGATGTCAAAATTAAAGAGTATTATTGACAGTTTAGAGTATTCAATTGAGTGGATGGAATTAGGTCATGAACCAGCACCACGCAGGGCTATTCACAGACGCTCTGGTTTGCAAAGAGAGATATGCGTTACAGATATTGAAAAAATGCGCCAGTGGTTCGTATATGAGCATGGTAACGCGTATGAGTTTGAAGATAATGAGCCAGTTATTTCAGAATGGGATAAAATCCGGATGGAAGATGCTATGTCTACAATGTCAGCGCAAGAGAAAAAAGTATTTTTATTAAAACACGAAAAAAATTTATCTTTATCTCAAATTAGCGACGAACTAGAGATAAGTATTCGTTCTGTGCGTTCATACCTATCCCGAGGAGAAGAAAAAATACAACAACAAATCGACGGAAGTTTGTTCTGCATGGCAATTTAGTAATTTTTGCCGCACACCTGCCACCTATATATGAGAAGTGAAGATGATTACAAAAATAAATCATATATTGAGTCTGCGCTCCACTTCTCGCATACTCGTGGCGGAATAGGTAGACGAAGCACAGGATAGAACTAATGTGGCTAAGAAACGTATGTCTTAGCTTAAAACTCCTGTAAAACAAATTAATTAGTTCATGCAAGGTGCAAATCCTTGCCGAGTATATAATAAAAAACGAAGAAGGAGTTAATTACATGAGAGACATTATAAAAGCGGGGATAACTGAGGTAAAAGGAAAAGAGCCGGAATTCAAAATAAATATTGCTGGTTCAGAACAAGAACAAAGTTTTGCATTAGCCCAGATTCATTACATGAAAATAGAGCGGTTAGCTATGCTAAATGGTAAGACTTTTGAACAAGCTAAGAGTGATTATTTAGAAGCGTTAAGCATCATCGTAGGCACAATTAAGGATAATAATTAATTAACGATACAAACACATGGGAGCGAGGTGGGGTTGATGCAGCATGGAAAAGTATAAATTAGCTGAACAAGATTATAATGCAGGAATGAAATACAAAGATATCGCAGAAAAATATAATGTTACTTTGAACACTGTTAAGTCGTGGAAAAAAAGGCATGGCTGGTATCGTGATAGGGGTGCACCCGAATTAAAAGGTGTGCACACAAAAGAACGAGGAGGGGCATCTAACGGCAATAAACATGCAGTTGGCAACAAAGGTGGCGCAGCTCCTAAGAATAACCAGAATGCGCTAAAACACGGCTTATATTCTAAGTACATGCCAGATGAAACGCTTGAAATCATGAATAGCATGAAAGAAATGAGCGCACCCGATCTTATTTGGAATCAGATACAAATACAATACGCTGCTATTATTCGAGCACAGAAAATTATGTGGGTGGAAAACGCTGAGGATGAAACGAGAGTCCAGACACAAGCAGGGTTCGGGGATAGTGGTTCTGATAAATACGAGTATCAATTTGCTTGGGATAAACAGGCGAATTTTTTAAATGCACAAAGTCGTGCTATGTCTACACTAAGTGGGTTGATTAAGCAATTTATTGCCATAGCTGATGAGCAAGATGAACGTAAGGCTAAGCTTAATCAAATTATTGCATCAACAGATAATATACTGGCCCGCACAGCTCTTATTAAAGGCGCTGAAAAAGATACATCATTATTAAACGCATTGATTGATGTTGCGAATGGTGGTGATGGCAGTGGTTCAATTGGCATTCAGTCCAAAACAACAAGAGACGATACGGGAACAAACTAAAACCATAACGTTAGAAGTTAACGAAGGGACTCCGCGTTCTGGGAAAACCACAGCTGATATTTTTAAAATGGCAAATTTCTACATTAATTCTAGGGATATGAACCATTTAGTTACAGCATATAACCAAGAACAAGCCTTTCGATTATTTATGGATGGTGATGGTTTAGGTTTAATTCATATTTACGGAAACCTCGCAGAAATGAAGCACGATGAACACGGGGACCACTTACTTTTACATGCTCCAAATGGTAAGAAAAAGATTTACTACAAAGGTGGAGGCAAGGTAAACAGTGTGGGCGCTATCACAGGTATGTCGCTTGGCTCTGTAACATTTTTGGAAATCAACTTATTACACATGGATTTTGTAAAAGAGTGTTTCCGGAGAACTTATGCAGCAAAAGATAGATTCCATTTAGCAGAATTAAATCCTCCCGCTCCAAGCCATCCAGTATTAACAGAAGTATTTGATCGTTACGAAAAAACAGGACGTTACAAGTGGCGTCATTGGACACCATTTGATAATCCTATACTTGACGAAGAGAGAAGAAACGAACTATATAACGAATTAAAGTTCTCTTCTTACCTTTTGCAACGTGACTGGTATGGTAAACGAGTTTTGCCGAAAGGTATTATTTACGAAACATTTGATATGCAGAAAAACCAAATATCCAAATTAGAAGGTCGTCCAATTGAGATGGTCTTTTTTGGTGACGGAGGACAACAAGATGCTACTGTTTGTGAGTGCTATGTAATTACAGAGCACGCGGCTGACGGACATTATAAATACAAATTTAATCAAGTTGCATCCTATTATCACAGTGGTAGGGATACAGGAGAAGTAAAAGCTGGTTCAACCTATGCCGTTGAGATAAAACAATTCATTCAATGGTGTATGAAAGAGTATGAAGTACCAGTAAATGAGCCTGTTTTTATTGACCCTGCCTGTCGCTGGCTACGTGAAGAACTGGAAAAGGTTGGTGTTGATACAGCAGGAGCAGACAACAATGCTCATGATGTGACAGGTAAAGCGCAAGGCATAGAGGTTGGAATTGAGCGGATGCAGTCGCTATTAAGCGAAAGGCGTTATTTGCTTGTTGAACAACTCAATGATCAATACGACAATTATGGTTGGCTGCAAGAAATGGGTATGTATGTACGCGACGAAAACAGCGGGAAACCAGTTGATAAGAATAATCATGCGATGGATACAAGCAGATATGCTACAAACTACTTTTATAGGAATTATGAAGATATATAGAAAGGAGTGATTAAATGGGTGTTTGGAGTGTAATGACACGCTTTATTAAAGGTTGGCTAAATGGAAAGCCTAATGGCAGCGAACCGGAGTTAATACCAAAATACCTGCCGCTTATTCCAGATAATCAAAAAGAATGGAGCAAAGACTCCTATTTAACTTCGTTGTGGGCTCAAGGATATGTGCCAACAGTACACGATAAGTTAATGAATTCCGGAACAGGCAATGAGATAGTTGTTGTTGCGGCTGAGTATATATCTGGAAAGCCTTTAAGTATTGATGTAACAGGGGTTAATGGCAGTAAGGATGAAAACTTAACTAAACAACTGAAAGAAGCGTTACGGATTGATAATTTTGATAGTAAGAGCGTGAAAATTGTTGAATTAGCAGGGGGGAGCGGAGTATCTGCTGTAAAGATTAACATTTTAAATGGGCGACCATCTATTAGTGTTCATAGCTCTAGCCAATTTTGGATAGATTTTAAAAACAATGAGCCATTTCGTTTTAATTTCTTTGAGGAAATACCCACAAGTAATACAGCAGATATTTATTATTTAGTTGAAAGCAGAGAAATAAAACAATGGGACAAGGAAGGGAAAAAATTATCTGGAGGTTTTGTAACATATTCTGTTATTAAAATTGATGGCGATAAAACTACTCCTATGGGTGCGGAGAGACTACCAGAACAGATTACAAGCTATCTGTACACAAATAATATTCAATTGAATCATTCTGTATCAATTGGTTTAAAGAGTATGGGCGCGTATTTAATAAATAATAGCCCAAGCAATACTAGATACCCACATCTTAATCTCGGGGAATCGGACTTATCACAATGTACCAATTATTTATTTGCCGTAGATTACTTTTTCACTGTTTATATGCGCGAAGGTGAGAAAACAAAAACAAAAATAGCGGCTAGTGAGCGAATGTTTAGGAAAAAAGTTAATAAGAGCACAGATAAAGAAGAATGGTCCATGAATGTAGATGAAGACTACTTTATGCAGTTTAAAGGGACGTTGGACGCTGGTGCGAAGTTAAATGACATGATTCAATTCATGCAAGGAGACTTCCGAGACGGTAGTTATCGCGAAACGATGGAATATTTTGCTCAGAAAGCTGTTTCGAAATCTGGTTATAATCCCGCTACTTTTAATCTAGGTAATAGAGAAGTTAAGGCGACCGAAATTTGGAGTTTACAAGACGCGACAGTGCGTAAAATTGAGAAGAAAAAACGCCTTATTCAAAATGTTTACGAACAGATGCTTTGGGACTTCCTATATTTGTTAACTGGCGGAACAAACAATAAAGAAAAAGCAATAATACGTGATGAAATCAGGGTAATAATTGAGTTTCCGGACCCAATGACGGTTAATTTGAATGAACTTTCTAGTACTTTAAACAATATGAACAGCGCATTAGCGATGAGTGTAGAAGAAAAGGTGAAATTAATCCACCCAAAATGGGAAGATGAAGAGGTTCAAGCGGAAGTAAAACGTATCTATTTAGAAAACTCGATTGGAGAGGTTCCGGACCCAGAAGCAATTGGTGGAATTGAAACGAAAGGCGGGTGATTAGATGAGTCATCACCATGCACCAGTGGATTTCGAAAAAGAAGCATCTATCTTACGAAACCATTTTAACAATGCCGAAATAGAGTTGCTTTTGCTGATAAAGAAGCATGTTATGCATGGCGCTAAGAATCCAACAAAATGGAAATTCATTCAGCAGTCGCGTTTGATAAAGTTTAAAAGAGAATTGAAAGCACATATAAGTCTTTTCAAAGATGAAACGAGAGATAAAATAGATAAACTAACGTATCGTGTTTATCTTGATTGTGTGAACGAATACGAGGACGAAATGGAAGCCAGATATCAAACTAAGAAAGAGGTTGATATACAAAATGACGACTATTTATCTGAAAGTGATGCACTTATCCAAATTTCGGAAGATATGGCTAATTATTGGCAAAAAATCGCGCCCTCCAAATACAAACAAGTGGTTAAGGAAACAAAAGATAACAATGGAATTTTAAAATATGCTATCGCAACATCACTTATTAATGTTTTAGGTGATGGCATAAGAAATGTTATAGATCAGTCTGGAAGAAAGTACCGACCAGGAGCTTACATGGAAATGGCTTCAAGAGGTGCTTTTTTTAATGTTGGTTTAAATGCCATGAAACGCGTTCTTGGAAGATATGAGCACGAATTAGTTCAAGTGTCAGCTCACGTAAGAAGTTGTCCGCGTTGTGCTCCTTGGCAAGGAGAAGTGCTATCAGTTAACTACGAAAGCAATGAATATAAAACATTACAAGAAGCGGAAAACGATGGCTTGTTTCATCCAAATTGCCACCATTTTTTATATTCTTATTTCGAAGGTGACGAAACAGACGAGCCTATGCCATATGATGAAGAAGAATACGAAGCGCAAAGTAAGCAACGGTACTACGAGCGCGGCGTTCGTGATTGGAAAACAAAAGATATACTTGCAGAAGGTCCCTCTAAACAATATACAGCTGGGAAAGTAAGGCAATGGGAAGAAGCTTTGCAAGACCATTTGAATAACAATCGATTCTTAGAGAGAGAATTGGATAGAGAAATTATAAAAGCGTCTAAATGAACGCTTTTTTTGTTTGGCTTGATATAAAAATCTTGCCTACCTGCCGGCAACTAATAGACAGGGATGGCTCACTCAGAGCTTAAAAAGGAGGAAATATGAAGAATTATTTACAGCGCAAGTTTGACATCCAACATTTTGCTGAAGGTGGGGACGATAAGAATTTTACCCAAGCGGAACTGGATGAAATTGTAAAGAATCGCTTAGCGGCTGAAAAACGGAAATTTAATGGAGAGATTGAAACCATCAAAAGCGCGCATGAGGAAGAAATCACGAAGTTAAACGACCAAATTAATCAGCTTAACGATCAAGTGGGCGAACATGATTCATCTGAAAAGGCATTGAAAAAACTTCAAAAAGAGAAAGACGAGGCACTATCAAAGCTGGATGAATATGTTCAGAAAGAACAAACGGCAGAGTGGCACAGTAAGTTAAAAGAAAGCGGCGTAAAAGAAGAACGCTATGAAGCGTTTACGAAGCTTTTTGGGGATGAAGAGCGAAATGACGACAACTTAGCGAAATTCGCAGAGCAATATCCTGAATGGATTGCAAAATCTGATGAAGGTGACACGCCTCCACCAATCGGGGCAGGACTAGGCAATGCAAGTGAGCCGAGTGCCACAGACCCATTCATTCAAGCATTAAATTCATAATTAGAAAAGGAGAGATAGCAAAATGGCTATTAACTATGTAGACAAGTACGGTAAGGAGCTAGACCAAAAATTAGTGTTTGGGACTTACACAAATGAATTAGAAACATCAAATCTTTTATGGTTAGATGCAAAAACGTTTAAGATTCAAACAATCACAACGACTGGATTAAAACCGCATACGAGAAATAAAGGATATAACGAAGGCTCAGCATCAAATGAGAACACAGCGTACACAATTACTTTTGATCGTGATGTAGAATTCTTCGTGGATGTTATGGATGTGGACGAAACCGGACAAGCTTTAACAGCGGCTAATGTTACGAAAGAGTTTAATTCGCGCCACTCTGCACCAGAGGTTGACGCATACAGATTTTCAAAGTTAGCTACAGAAGCTAAAAAGAATGGTTATTCTACTGCGGAAACCATTACAGAAGAAAATGTATTTCGCACACTTAAAGCAGCTATTCGAAAAGTCAAAAAATATGGCACGCAAAATCTTGTGATGTATGTATCAGTAGATGTTATGGCTGCATTAGAACTAAGTAAGGATTTTACTAGAACAATTTCTAATCAAAACATTGGACCTTCTAGTCTAGAAACTCGCGTTACAGGAATTGATGGAGTTAAACTTGTTGAAATTGAAGCAGAAGACCGCTTCTATGATACTTTTGATTTTACAGATGGTTATAAACCAGCCGCTAGTGCTAAGAAACTTAATTATTTACTAATCAATAAAGGTTCTGTTATTGGCGGTACTAAACATGCTTCTATTTATCTTCATGCACCAGGTTCAGTTGGACAAGGTGACGGATGGTTATATCAATATCGTGTATACCATGATATTTTTGTAAAAGAACAACAAAAAGACGGGGTTATCGCCTCTACAGTGGCTTAAGGAGGAGTTGTTTATGCAATTAAGAAAAGATAATGCGGTATACAATACGGACAATGAAGTGTTGATTAAGCAGTTAGAAAATGATGGTTTTGAAGAGTTCGAGTATAAAGAACCAGAAAAAGAACCATCCAAGAGTAAAAAGGAGCCCAAAAATAAAGAGGGTGAGTAAATGAAAACGTATATTACAGCAAGTGAGTTAGCTAGTCTAACAAACTTAAGTATCGAACCAACAGAAGCGGATAATTTAATAAAAGCCGCTTCTGTAGCAATTGACAAGCAAATTATGCCTAATATCGTAGACCTTGACAATGTAGATGATGATATTAAGCAAGCTGTCGCGTGGCAGTGTGAACACATCAAGAAATATGGTGAGTTTATTGGCATTGGTAACTTTACACTAGGTAAATTAACTATGGGTGGTCAATCACAAAACTCGAACAACTTTATACCTGACGTTCCAGACAAAGTGATGGATTTGCTTTTATCTAGTGGCTGGCTTTATGCGGGAGTAGGTGGCTGTTAATGAGCTTTCAATTACCACCTATTCCAGAAGCTATCCTAAACACAGAAGTTACTATAACTAGTAATAGTGGGCGCGATGACTTTGGAAATCTTTTACCAGATGCAATTAATAAATCAATGTTTCGCTATGAGTTTGAAAAGCTCGTAAATAAAACACAGGAAGGGTTAAACATAAGATATATTGTTAATTTATTTTGTAACAAATTAAATTTTGTTGTGAGTGAAGGAGACAATGTATCTTTTGTAATTCCTGACTATTGTTTAATTAAAGGTGAGGTCCAGAGCGTATCTTTCCCGCCAAATCCTGATGGAAGTATTCACCATTTCGAAATTGTTGTAGGAGAGGTGACAGAGCATGAGCTTTAGTAGTTTTAAAGATGCAGTCATAGATGATATTCATAATAAAGCTTTGTCAACGGCTGCAAAGGCTGGGCGAGAATTGGTTGAATTAGCGCAGCCTGTTACTCCAATTTTGTATGGAGACTTGCGACGAAGTTCGGATTTTAAAGTTATCATCCAAAAAAATTCAACTGTAGCTAGAGTGTTTAGTTTAACTCCTTATGCCCGCAGACAATATTATGAAAATCGTCGGAATCCACGTTGGTACGAAATGGCTGTAAGTTATGGAATTCAGAGTATTAACCAAATTGTAGAGGGCGGGATGCGTTTATGATTGAAGATTTGGTAGCACATTTCAAAAAAACATTCCCAGCTATAAAAACACTTGGATTCATTAAACAAACGGGGCTTGATTCAATGGTAGTAATTAATGAAGCACCGACATTTCAAAACAAGCAAGTACAAACGCAAAGTCGTGTTCGTGAGAGCATCGGCTTTTTAATTTATGACAAAAACACAATTCAATGCAAACGAACATACGATTTATTACGTAACTACTTTCTTTTAACAAACCCTTCTGAGCTGAATATCCAAAATCAGAAGGTAGTAGCAACAGATGTAGCAAGCGGCGGACAAGTCGATTATGACGATGATGGTCGTTTGATTTATCAACTAACAATATTATTTGAAAAGGAGATGTAAGTTAATGGCAACTTATGCAGTAAAACAATTAGAAATTTCGGTTAAAGATTCAGGGGAAAGTGGAGATGGGGTTGCGATTAAGGACTTAGAAACTTTAGACATTTCACTGAACTCAAATGTGGAACAATATACAACAATTGGTGAGGTATTTGAACGTGCGGTAAAAACAGGTGCTGCTATGGAGTTAGGTTTGGATGGGAAATACAATGAATCAGATCCAGGACAAAATGAATTACGTGAAACTTGGGATAAAGTTGGGTCTGAAGCTGAAAAAACAATTGTGGTTAAATTCCCAGCAGGCTCTAAGTATGAAATCACTGGACCAATCGGGATTAATGATTTCGGTGGTGGTGGTGCGAACGATATTGGTTCATTTTCTGCCACACAGAATTCAAATGGTACGCCGGTTTTTACGCCAGCGCCTACCATTGAGCCAACAAGCGTAACGGTAGATAGCGCCTCTAAAACTGTAAAAGTTGGAGAAACTGTTAAAATTACAGCAGGAGTACTGCCATCAGGAGCTCCACAAGATGTAACATTCACTTCATCTGATGAAACAAAAGCAACAGTAGCTAGCGATGGAACTTTAACAGGAGTTGCTACAACAGTAACTGCAATTAAAATCACAGTTGCGTCCAAAGTGAAACCATCGGTTAAAAATGACGTTTCTGTTTCTGTAACATCTGCCTGATAAACAAAATACGAAGCCCTCTGAGTGAGGGCTTTTACTAATTTGGAGGACAAAAATGAAATCATTTAATTTTAACGAGAATGAAGTAAAACTTCCTTTGGAAATTAACGGGAAAAAGTATTATGCGGACATTTCGGCACAAGCACACATTAAGTACAGTGCGCTTTTGGATGAAGCCCCCAAAATTTTAGGACAAGTTCTTGCGCCTAAACTAAAAGCTGATGAAAGTGATGACGAACATACAATACCAAATAATGAAAACATGCATGAATTGTTAATGACTATCACAGATGGAATTGTAGCAACGAACGATGATATTTTTGCTATTTTTTTCAGCAAAGAAGACAGAGAAGAAATCAATTCTAAAACATTGCCAACTAAAGTCTACGAGGGGCTTATTGAATACATTATAGCTAAATTATTTGAAAGCGATATGAGCGAGGAAAGTGACGAGGGGAAGTTACAGGAAAACAGTATTACGGAATAGTTGAAGACTTTGATTTAATCGAGTCTTCTTTTTTGTCTTATTACGGCATCAGATTGCGCAAAGAATTGTCAAATATGACTTTTTCAGAATTCCGGACATATCTAATGAATTTAGGTGGGGAAACACCATTTATGACAACTCTTGAAATTCGAATGACTGAACGAAGCAAAGTGCCAAAACATTTGCTGAAAGAAAAAATAAAGCAAAATCGAATCATGTTAAATCGTGGATATTTTGAGGATGCTGCTTCTAATGAAGAAGGATTAGAAAAGGCTTTGAGAGCTAACAGCAAGCTGAAAGAGGGGTGAAAATATGAGTAAAGCGGGAGAAATTTATTACGATATAAAAATACGCGAAAATGGCTATAAAAGCCAGATGAACAAAATCGATAAGGATATGGATAATTTTGCGAAGAAAGGGCAAAAAGCATCTGACAATATCGACAAAATCAATAAGAAAAACATTAATGTTAAAGGTCTTGATTCATCTATCGTCAAAGTTGAACAATTCGGAAATATGCTTGAAAAGTCTGGCCAAAAGTTAACAAAAGCTGGAACCGCGATGACCGTTGGATTTACGGCGCCAATTGTAGCGGGAATGGTGAAATCAACTAAAGCGTATCTTGATTTTGATAATGAAGTGACAGAAGTTAACTCTTTATTGCGTGAATCTGGTGAATCAGCGAAAGAGTTTGGCGATCGTTATACACAAGTCTTTGATTATGCACAGAAAGCTAGTGTCAAATATGGCGTTGCATCTGAGCAAACCATGCTTGGTATGAAAGAAATGGTTAAAAAAGGTTATGATATTAATCAAACAATGGCGTCTATGCCTGCGATTTTTAATGCTGCTCGCGCATCTGGTGATGAGTTTGAAACAGTTATGTCTGTTACAACATCAACATTAGAACAGTTTGGAATGATTTCGAAAGATACAAATAAGCAGATGGAATACACAAACAAAGTTGCTGATGTACTAACCTATGTAGCTGATAAAACAGCGGCTGGATTCTCTGATATGGGAACAGCAATGAACTATGTCGGTCCTATTTCGCATTCGCTAGGATATTCACTTACAGATACAGCAGCAGCCGTTGGTTTGCTTTCGAACCGTGGTATTGAAGGACAAAAGGCAGGTACTGGTTTACGTGGGATGCTTACAAGTTTACTTAAACCTTCAAAATCAGCTGCAGAAGCAATGTCGGCAGTTGGGTTAACAATTGAAGATAATAATGGCAATATGAAAACTTTGCCAACCTTGTTGGATGATATTAATGATAAAACAAAGAAAATGACGAAAACACAGAAAAACTCTTTCTTGACGATGATTTTCGGACGTGAACCTTTGTCAGCTGTTAATACGCTTTTAGAAGCGGGAGGCGATTCTCTACGTAAATATTCCAAGGGTGCTGATGAAGCAAATGGATACACTAAACAAGTTGCAGATAATATGCGAAAAGCTGGTAAATTTGGTGTAGATCAATTCAAAGCTTCGCTCGAAGTATTAGAACAGAACGTAGGACAAAAATTAATGCCTGCCCTCACTCCAATCATCGAGTGGGCTAATAAAATGATTGATAAATTTAATGACCTTTCCGGCGCACAACAACAAAGTATCATAAAATGGGCTGGAATTTTAGCAGCAACTGGTCCTGTGCTAATGATTGGCGGAAAACTAGTATCAATGACTGGCGGATTAATAAAAGGATTCGCGGGCTTAGGTAAGATTTTAGGTTTAGGGAGTAAATTAGCTCCTTTAGCGGCTGGATTTGGCGCTACAACAACTGCTGTGGAAGGTACTAGTTTAGCTGCGGCTGGATTAGCTGGTTCTTTCGGAGCTTTACCAGCAGTTATTACGGTGGCTGGTGCGGCTTTGCTTGGTGTGGGTATTTATGCACTAGATAAACATATAAGCAAAATCGAAGAGAGCAAAGAACGTATAAAAACATGGGGTTATGATATTGGTGCAGAAGCTGATAAATCCATGGGTAAATTTAATGAATTTGCATCAGAAGGCAAGCTAGCTTTAGACACTTTTGCAACTGGCGCTACAGAAGACAGCGAGAAAATTGTCAGTGCTTTCAAAAACATGGCGGACGAAATTAAGAAGAATACAGACGATGCATTGGGTGACTTCAAGAAAGCATATGATGAAGCTTCACCTGCTGTACAAGCGTTACTAGACAACGCCATGAAAGATTCTGAAAAGAGGGCAGAAGAAAGAAAGGCAAACGTAGATTCGCAATATAAAGAAATAGAAAAGATTTATCAATCTCATGCGGTTAAAACTGGCAAGATGACATCTGAACAATCGAAAATTGTTAACAATATTTACAAAGATATGCAGATTGAACAAATTGAAAGTTTAGGCTTAAGCAACAAAAAGAAAACACAGCTGATAAAAGCGATGAATGGTGAGGTGCAGAATTTAAGCACAAAAGCACTCACTGAACAAGCTGACTATCTTGGTAAAGTCACAAAAGCAACAACAGATGAAACGAAGAAACAAAAGAAAGCATTCAAAGAATCTTATGATAAAGAATTAATAGATAAAACGTCATACAATAATGCAATGAACCAACTGGATAGAGATCAGAATAGAACAGTGCGATCTAGTGTAACGGCTTGGATACGAACGCAAGAACAGTTATACGACAAGTTAGGTGTAAGTAATGAAGTAGCGCGAAAAAACATCCGACGCGGATTAAAAGATATGGGACTAGATTATGACGAATTTACACGTGATGTACAAGAAAAAGCGGGCAAAGCTGACGAAGCCAGCAAGCTAATTGGCGATGGAGCAAAAATGGCAGATACCGCATGGAACAACTTAGTATTAGACCCTAAAACTTCTGAAATAAGAGACAATGTTGGTGAATTCGTATCCAATTTAGCTAAAAGTGATGATGGTTGGAATAATCTTAAATTCATCATGAAAGAAGCAAAATTAACCACAGATGCTAAAAAGACTATTGCAACAGCAACTATTGAAAGTGGTCGCTGGGATAAGATGACTTTCAACGAAAAGAAATTAATTGTCAGTTATGAGGACTCTATACATGTAGCTAACGCGTTGTCAGATTTAGGTATTTGGGATAAATTGAAGCCTGAACAAAAAAGTATGATTGCGAATGCAGATACTAGTCTGGCGTTACAAAAAGCTCTGCAAGACATGGGAGTTTGGGACAACTTACCTCCATCAATGAAAACTTTAGTAGTTGATAATTCTGATGTAATAAAGAAAATGAATTCTTCTAAAGGGATGTTAGTTAGCTATAACGGAACGAACGTAGATTTAAAGACGCTTTTAGCAAATAACTATGATGTTAGGAATAAAATTCAGAGTGGTAAAGATGTTATTGTTCAATATAACGGACAAAAGGTGAATCTTAAAAACCTTTTTGCAAACAACAGAGACCTGTTATCAAAAATAGATAGAGGTAGTAGAACAGTCGACGACTATAACAACATAGCTGTCCATAGAAAAGATTTAGTTATTAATTCCAACGCAGAGGCTACTAAAAACGCTATTGACAATGCTATAAACTCGTGGCGTGATATGCTCAACATGAAAAATCAAAAAGTAATTTCTATTGCATACAAAACGAGTGGTAAAAGTCCAAGCGGAATTCAAGAGGTAGGTTATGCAACTGGGACAAATAACCACAAAGGCGGACCTGCATTAGTTAACGATGCCAATGGAAGCAACTATGAAGAAATGATTACCACCCCGGATGGGAATAGTTTTGTTCCTAAAGGTCGTAACGTTCTTCTTAATCTACCACGAGGTACCGAAGTGCTACGAGGGGATAAAACAGCTAAAGCTTTGAGTAATGTACCTCATTATGCCAAAGGTACTAAAACAAGCTATGCGAAAAATGTAAGTAATAAAATATCAAATGTGCAAGTAGATTATAAAACAGGCGCAATTAGCGCACAATCGTACATTAATAAATTAAAACAAATTAATAAGCAATATCGCTTAAATGCAGCGCAAACAAGACAAATCAAATTAAATATTGCTGGAGCAAACAAAGAAATTAATACACAAAAAACTAAACTTAATAAATCAATAAAAAGTAGCACACAAAAATATTATGATAATGTTGCTAAAATAAATAAAACGGCTAAGGATTCTATTAATGAAGCGAAAAAGACATATAAGGATGCTCTTAAATCAAATCAAGAAGCCGCATATAATCAGACTGGTCTATTTGATGCTGCTGTTACAGAGAAATCAAGTGGTAGCGAATTAACAAAAAATCTTAAATCACAAACAGCCCAACAAAAAGATTTTATGGTTCAACTTGATAAAATGAAAAAACGCGGTGTTAGTAAAGGTCTTATAGACGAGATACGCAATATGGGCGTAAGCGCAACAGGACAAGCTAAAGCAATTGCGGGAATGTCTGATACACAACTGAAACAATATCAAGTTGAGTGGAGTAAAAAACATGCTAATGCAAACAAGCTGGGCTTAGACGCTTCTGTAAATGATAAAGTGGCGATGGATAAAGCTGTCAAGGCGGCGAACGATAAAGCTAAAAAAGATTTGGCAAATGCGAACGCTTCTTGGTTGAAAGAACTTGATAAAGCAAAAGAATATCGCACTGCTGGCTCTAAACTTGGTGTACAGACCGTAGCGGGGATTATTCAAGGGTTCAAGCAAATGAACGGTCCGCTAGAGAAACAAGCGGATCAACTAGCTAAAACAATTGAATCGACAATCAAGAAAAGACTGAAAATCCACTCGCCTTCTCGGCTAATGAGCGATGAAGTTGGTGAACAAGTGCCAGCGGGAATTGGAGTCGGAATGCTTAAGAATCTAAATACTATAGATTTGGCGGCTCATAAAATGCAAAAACATTTAACAAGTCTATCACCTGCTATTTCAGTCCCAGTTACCCCGAACACAAAAGAAATTACGGCTTACTCAGGGGCTTCTATAGCAACGCAAGGAAGTGGAAACCCAGTTACAGTACAACCAATTCAAATTGTTAATAAAACAATGTTAGAGGGGCGTATAGTGGCGGAGGAAACGGTAGATTTTATAACAGAAATTCAAAACAACCGTATTATTAGAACTAATCGAGCACAAGGGGTGATTTTATGAGCTTAGGATTCACATATAAAGGTATTCATTCATTTGATAAGCATGTGGAAATAATTGACATTAAACCACCATTGTTCCCTCAGAACGAAGGCAATACGGAAAGCGTCAGTGGTCGTATTGGCGCTTTTTATTTTGGACCAAATGTTGGTCAACGAGGAATACAATTAGAAATACAAATTATTGGAGATAACCTTAAGGAATTAAGTGAGCGGGCTACATCTGTCGCTGATTGGTTGATGCAGGTAGATGCAGAAGAACGCTCTTTGGTAATTGATGATGCGCCTGAAAAGACGTATTATGGTCGATTTGAAGGACCTACAGACTTAGATAGGCTTTTATATAACGGACGGGCAACGCTGAATTTTGTTTGTTCAGACCCGTATGTTTATTATGAACAAGAAGAATTTGAGCTAACTAGCGAAAGTAACAAATTACCAGTACGCGGTTCACAACCTACCAGCCCTGTAATTGGAGCAGTTATAAAACAGGATGTCACTTATATCGCTGTATCGAATAAAGAGGATTACTTATACATTGGCGAAGGAGTTGATCCAGATTCTGGAGAAACTCCAGTTAAACCATCAGAAATAATTTTAAACGATCCAATGAATGTGTTAGCTACATGGACCCCCATGCAACAGTCAGATTTAACATTTCAGCTTGATGCTAACAATGGAATTATTGATGGGAGTTTTACTTCAACCGCAAATGTATTTCGAGCATCTGATTATGGTGTTGGAACACAGTGGCATGGCCCAATGAGTAAAGTAGTTCTTCCCCAAGCACAGGATAACTGGCGTGTAAGAATGCGCCTTCAAAACATAGCATCAGCACAAAAGCAACAAGGTAAATTAGAAGTGTATCTTGTTGATGAAAAAGGAGCAAAAATTGCAACGTTTCAAATAAAAGATAATGCCACAAATACCGAAGTCAATATTGTTAAAATATCTATTGGCGATCAAAATGTTGCTAATTATCCTGAAAAAGATTTGTTTAATGAGGCAGGGAAAGTTACTAAAACATACAAAACAGTTTCAACTAGAAAAAAAGTTAATGGGAAATATAAAACAGTGACAGAAAAGGTGCAAACAGGCGCATACAACGAATACAGAGATTTTTATGGTTACTTTATCCTAACCAAAATAGGCAATCAATTTACCGCCGAAATTATCAAACTTGATAGCAATATAAAGCCTGTCTGGACAAAGAAAAAAGTATTTGTAGACACTGCTAATAAATACACAAAAAAATTAGCTCAATTAAATATATACGCTGCAGCATCAGGCACACATGACCCAAATAGGGACTTATTTTTCACAGATACACTTGTTGAAAAATTAAATATTGTTGCAAACACAGCTCCGCAAGTTATAGCTCATGCATCCGATGAATTAATGTTTGATTTTGAAACAGAAACAATTTATAAAAATGGCATTCCTTTTATGCAGAATCTAGCGATAGGAAGTCACTTTTTTAAGTTATTTGGTGGTACAACAGAAATATTAAATGTATCTCCGTTTGAAGCGGCAGATTGGACCGTATATGTTAGGCCAAGAACTTTTTAAAGGAGTGTTTAAATGTTATTGATATTAGATGAAAATAAAGAAATTGTAAAATCCATATCTGCTGACTCCACAAATGGAACTCATTATTTTAACGATTCACACACCGAGAAAGTTATAGATTTTGATTCAACTTATGAGTTTTCTGTTTTGACAGATGACGAAAGTTCAAAATATTTAACAGGCGGAAATTATGTAATGCTTCAAGACTTAAACGATGATTCATTGTTATTCAAAATTATTGAAGTGCAAGACATCAGAGATGACAATAGTTCGAAACCTCAAAAAAGAATCTTTTGCGAAAATGTTTTTATCTTTGATTTGAATAATGTAATTGTGACAGATCGCGCTTTTTCCAATAGTAATATTGGTCCCGCTTTAACATATGTGCTTGGCGGGAGTGGATGGATTCCTCAAGATACAGAAAATGTAGGGGCAGTTGCAAATTTGGAGTTCTCAGGATATATAACAGCTCAAGAAGCCCTACATCAAATTTGTACTGCTTTTGATTGCGAAGTTAAGTTTTATGTAAAAACATTTCAAGGGAGGATAGTTGGCTATTATTGTAAAGTCGCGAAACAGTTTGGGGATAATGAAGGTGTTCGAATTGAGAGCGGCACAGGCATTAAAGGAATAACGAGGAAAGTATTATTTACGAACATTAAGACTGCTCTTATACCTCTTGGCGCAACGCAAGCTGATGGGACACAATTAAACATTTCTTCTGTTAATGGAGGATTGAATTACATCTATAATGATGAAGCAAATGAGCAATACAACCCAAGCGGCACAGGTTACTTAATGACTAAGATTGTAAATGAAAATATAACAAATGCGGCAGCGTTGAAACAATGGGGTACTTTAGAACTTAGAAAGTTATCATCGCCATCATATCAATATGAAGCAAATATTTTAATGTTAGAACAAGTCTATGGTTTTGAAGCACATCGAATAAGAAAAGGCAGTTTTGTAAGAATTGTAGATTTAGAAATGAGTCCTCCAATTACAGTACAAGCAAGGGTTATTGAGTTAAATATTTGTTATAGCGATATGTCAAAAAGCACTTGTGTAGTTGGTGATTATATTGATATTAATTCGGCTACACCTGCGATTATAAATCAATTGAGGGAAAACGCGAAAGTATCAACAAATGCTAATAAAGTTGCGTCAATCGCAAGTAATAAGGCTGAAACAGCACAACAAATCGCTAGTAGTGCCGAAAGTGTAGCAAATGATGCAAATACAAATGCAACAGATGCAAAACAAGTAGCAAATGATGCTAAAGATTCCGCTGTCACAGCAATAGATACAGCTAATGACGCGTTAATGAAAGCTGGTGATAACAATAAGCCTTTTTATGGTGAGCTACCGCCAGCTATTCCAAAGATAAACGATACGTGGTTCAAGATAGATGAAGTGGAAAATACTATAACAGGTGTTTTTAAGTGGGATGGGGTAATTTGGAAAGAAATACCTCTGGATTATAACGCTTTAAAAGTCGGGGAGTTATCAGCGATTACTGCGAAATTAGGTGATGTAGAGAGCGGAAGTATCACAGGCGCTGAATTTATTCACAATATTAATTATCGTGATGATGAAGGCAATTTGTTCACTGGGACGGTCACGATGAATGACAATGGTTTTAATGCTGCTACAGTACTGCCAACTGGTGCCGGCTCTACTATTTTAAAAAGTGATGTTACAACACTTGGTGGTGTGAAAGTAGCACAGCAATTGATGGATCATAATATTTCTGGTGAACTCAAGGAAACAATGTTAAGAGGGGATTCACTAGATTTCACTAAAGATGGGCAAACAACTTTATCTGTAAATGCTGATTTATTTTACTCAATGCCGTGGCAAGATTTAATATTAAACTCTGGATATTCAACAGCAGAAGGGAATACTCCTCAATTTAGAATTATTTGCATCTTTGGTATCAGAATTGCCTTTTTCAGGGGGCAAGTGCAAAAATCAACCGCATGGACCTCTACAAATAACGCTTTTGCGTCTGTTCCTTTCGAAGTTCAAACAACAAAAACAGCGATGGCTTATGCACCGACAAACAAGTCTAGCGGCGGCCGAGTGCATGCATCATCTAGTAACGCGATGGGATTTATACCTGCGGACACTAGTATTACGTATTTCGCGTTAAATCAATTATTTTATATTTTAGATTGAAGCCAAATAAGGCTTATTTTTTATGTCAAAAACAGATGGGATGATGAAAATTGACACTGGGGAGTATTTCAATAGCAGGGATGAGTGTAAGCGAGTTAATAGGGTTAATCAGCTTAATCGCTGCGATTGTGGGTTTTGTGATTAGATGGGCATTAGTCGCACCTTTGCGTAATATGATTGATTCTCTGGATATAACTTTAAATAGTCTGAGAGAAGAAATGTCAGAAAGCAAAAAAGACCGCATCAGCTTAAGAGAGAAGCAAAACGATCATGATAAAGAAATCGCTTTATTGAAGCGGGAGGATAAAGCGATTTGGAAGTATATAGCGAAAACTGAGAAGGAGGAAAAATAATGAAAATTAACTGGAAAGTACGATTCAAAAACAAAACATGGGTGATTGCGATGATAGCAGCGGTTTTCTTTATTATTCAAGCTGTGTTGCTTGTTTTTAACGTGACATGGGATTATAACGAGTTGTTAAAACAACTGATTACAGTTATTACTGGTGTATTTGCGGCGTGGGGTTTAATTATTGACCCTACAACTGCGGGTAGTAAGGACAGCGCTCAAGCGCAAGAGTATACAGAACCACGAAAGGATGATAAATAATGACAAGTTATTATTATAGTAGAAGTTTAGAAAATGTAAATAAATTAGCGGATAACACAAAAGCGGCGGCGAGAAAACTTCTCGACTGGGCTGAAAATAGCGGCATTGAAGTATTAATTTATGAAACGATTAGGACAAAAGAGCAACAATCCGCTAATGTCGCGAACGGAGCGAGTCAAACAATGCGCTCTTATCATTTA